ACTATATAGTTCAGATAATGACACATCATCCTTACTGGGGGCTAATTGCTTCTGGGCCGATGGCGGTTGATCCTTCCACCAGTTTAGGGTATCGGGCGCGATATGTCGCCCGTGCTTCTTTACCTGTGATTCTACATCAAATTTGACGAGCTGTACATCCTCTAGTAAACCTTCCCATGTATAAGGTTTACCGTATTTAAGACGATTTAAGTCAAACTCCAAGAGAGCCATGGATACGATCACGCCTCTATATTGGTCTTGACTTAGGGTCTCAATATCGTAAATAATTGCCATTATATAAACTCCACACTACTCATAATTTCGGTTAAACAAGCAACAACATTCAATTCATGATCCGCTACAAATGCAGTTTTATGTTGATAGTCAGCAAGGATTAATACCAAAGCAGGTATTGACTGTGCCTTAACTTTATCATTCATCCTATCATAAATTGCTCGGAAGATCGCAGACGGCTCAGTGTCGATATTCTCTACCACCCATTTTCGCATCGCTTTGAAGTCTTTCTTCTTAAGCGAGATGAATAAGGAATTGTAGGACACGTCACTGATATTCACCAGAATACCTGCGTCAATTTCACCAGAGATTGCGTATCGCTGGCATTCGTTAATCACTCGACGCCAATCAGGCGCATACTTGATAATCAACTCTGCAACAGGTTTTGTATCATATTTGACATTTTCCTGTTCTAGAATATATTTCATCCGTTCAAAGAATCCAGCGGCAAGATCCGCCATCTCCTTACGAGTGGTATTAAATTCGTAAATCGAACATCTAGAATGGAGGGGTTCGATAATACGGTTCTTGAAATTCGCAGTCAGAATAAATCGACAGTTATTAGCAAACTCCTCAATGAATCCACGAAGAGCCGGCTGTGTCGAGTTAGGATTTAGGTAATCCGCCTCATCTAGGATAACAACCTTATATCCACCCTGCAAAGAGATGGTTGAGGCAAACTGTCTAATCTTACCGCGAAGGGTATCAATGTTACCATCCTCCGACCCGTTGATAACAATGTAATCGAGATTCAATTCGTTACACAGGGCCTTTGCTACCGTGGTTTTACCCAAGCCAGCAGTACCTGTAAACAACATATTGGGAAGTTTTCCCGTTACAACTAACTCATTAAAAGTCTTTTTTAGACCGGGAGGGAGGATGGTATCCTCCACTTTATTGGGGCGATATTTTTCACACCAAAGGAAATCATCTGACATATTTTCACCAATGCATTATGTATTATGTATGTGACGTTAAGTGGCTTAAGGCCCGATATATCAGGCGCTCTCGTCTGGTTGATCCTCCAAAGCCTGTTCGGCAAGCTGTTGTAGTAGGCTACATTGATCACGAAGTCGACCAATTGTGCTAAGTTCTTCGCCCTTAAATCCACCACGTTGAGTAATGGTATCGATCACCGCTACGGTGCTTCGGGCGACTTGGTTGGCGTTGTTCGCAAGATCTGACATATTATTCTCCATATTTACTTGTTTTTTCTAGCGCTACAAAATATTCAATTGAAAGATCTGATTCTTCAGATTTAAAGTGAGCAACCAATGAGGAAGAAATCTCTACATTATACGTAGTCGAAATTAGCTTTTTTAGGTTGCCAATATTAAAGACAAATTTAAAATCTGCCGATGTGTTATATTTACCGGAAATTTCAATCGAATAGGTGTTACCTGTGTTATTATCCTCATCAAATACCGTAAGGACGAGTATCCCATCTGATGGGGTAACCGATACACTTCCGTGTCCGAGCGCCCCTGCTGCAGATTTAAGTCGGTTAAGGGTTTCGGTGTCAAGTCGGAATGACACATCACCTTCCGGCATCTTTACATCGCGAGTTGGGGTAGTAAGATGATTGGGATCAGTAAAGTAGTACTTGATCTTAGATCTACCCGAACCATCGCTAATAGTAGCAAAACCGGCCTCAGGTTTAAAATCAGGGGAATCGACTAGGTTAATTACACTCAGAAACTCGTTTAGATCGTAAATTCCAAATCGAGATGGGAATTCATCGTTAAGCGTAGCCTTTGCGAACACATTCTTGGCTTCGGCAATGGTCTTGATAGAATTACCTTTATCGATGAGAATATTAGGATTGATCTGAGCGAAGTTCTTAAGAACTTGGATCGTATTATCATTCAGTTGCATCATAAACTCCATTAGATATTTAATAATTATAACACAAAATTAGGAATTATGTAACCCCCAAAGTTGCGATTTTTGAGAAATTTTTCTCTTTCACAAATTCAATCTTTCGCTTGAATTTACCATCTAGGATTTCCCCCTTATGGCTAATCACGAAAGTATTAGTATCATCCTCAAGGGTATACAAAATCTTCATCAAGTTATCTACGCCCTCATGGTCCAAAGAGGAGTCAAAGGTCTCATCCAATAATAGAAGATTGGTGGATACACTGTTCTTCATTTTAGCGATCATGCGCCAAGTGAATAGTAGAGCTAAATCAACCCGCTGTTTTTCACCTTCTGAAAACGAATCGTAAGAAAACGCGTCGCGGTGGCGAGATCTGATAGTTTCCTTGAACTCCTCGTCTAGATCGAAATGCACGAAAAAATCTAGGGTTTGCAGATACTGGTTAACCAATTTATTAATGACCGGCAGATATTGCTTGATAACTTTCGTTTTGATACCGGTGTCCTTTAGCATCTCTGCAATGCATGCATTATAGCTATATGATTCATTCTCCTGGAATTTACTATTACGAAGATCTTCGCGCGTAGATTGAAGCTCTTCCAATTCGCACTTGGCAGTATTAAGATCCCCACCCCGAACTGATAGCCGCTCGATATCTTTATTAAGAGTATCGATGGTCTTCTGAAGCCTACCGATCTCCTGATTATTACCGCGGATTTTGAATTCCTCTTTTCTAAGCTCATCAACCTTTTCGGAAAACCGAGTGATCTCGTCCGCAATTTTGCCTGCTTCATCTTCAGCTTTTGTTAATGCCTCTTGTAGAGTAGTGGCCTCTTTCTTTACCTGATGGAGTTTTCCCTCACGTACTTCCTCTACAATTTCTTGCGTACACGTTGGACATGCAGTATTATCCTCGTAGAATTTAGCTTCCTTGACTAGACTTTTAATCTGGGTATTAAAGGTATTTTTATAGGATAGGATTGACTGCCTTCGATCATGTGCAGCATTAAGTTGGCGGGTCACCTCTTCTTGTTTCGAACCTACTATCTCATTTGAGATCGAATTTTCATCCTCTAATCGCTGAATTTCGCCCTGGGTTTCCTTAATGCGAGACTTTTTCTCAAGGATCTCCTCGTTATTCATTGCGTCGATATCTCTGATATACTTTTTCTGAGTATCGATACGGTTCTCGTTTAGCTCGAGGTTGTAATCTAATTCTCTTATCTTATCCCGGAGTATCCCCTGCTTACTCTTAATTAATATATTCATTTTAGAGAATACGTTAATGTCAAGTAAATCCTCAATAACTGCCCGTCGATGTTGAGCTGAAAGCTGCATGAATGGGATGAACGAAGAGCTGCCCAAGACTACGATCTGATGGAATGACTTATGAGTCATCTTCAAGATATTCAACTCTAATACCTTCTGATATTCGAGTGCACGGGCCTCCTGATTAATCATGGTGCCATTCTTCCAGATCTCGAATATCTGAGGCTTAAGTCCTCGGTGGATCCTGAATTCTGATTTCCCAATGGTAAATTCTACCTCAACTTGACAGTCCTTATTATTGATACTGTTGACCAGTTGAGGTTTATTGATATTCCTGTGGGCTTTACCGTATAATGCAAATGACAAAGCATCTAGCATAGTCGACTTACCTGCGCCATTATGACCCACAATAAGAGTAGACTTAGTGGCAGTAAGATCAATTTCAGTCCAGTTGTTTCCTGTCGATAGGAAATTCCGGTATTTTAGAGATTTAAATATAATCATGCGATTTCAAACGTCTGAGCCTCAGTTAACAGGGTTCTCATACTTAATTTGATGCGGACCTTATCTAGGTCAGTATCCACACCATCAACATAGGAGTCAAGTAAGGTTTCGGTTTCTTCCAGTTCAATGCCCCCATCCTCAACATTATCCCCAACAAACTCATTAAAGTTCTCGGCGATCTTCAAATCGTGGATAGGGTGTGATTGTATTCTATCAATAAATCGGTCAAATGTAAATAGGTCAGATCTATTAATTACAACAACTTTTACAAATTTATTATGGATCTGACTCAGGTCAAAATCATCATAATTGCTTTTACGATCGTCGTAATGTATACGATGGAAAAGAGTGTGAGGGTTGTGTACAGGAAAAAGCTCTCTAGTAGACGTATCAAGAATGTGGAAATGTTTAGGGTCATGTGCGTCACTCCAAGTGAACTCTAATTGGGTTCCAAGATATCGTACGTTATCTTTTTCGGATTTTGTGTGAAAGTGGCCCGAAATTACCTGTTCGAATCTATTGAACAAACCCGGATTCATTCCCCCATGGTGAGGGATTCCCTTCATCACATCGAATCCATTCAATTCCAGATGGCCGGCCAACCACGGGGCTTTACACGATTCAATGAACCGTAAAGATTTATCATAGTTATCCTGACAGACCCATGGCAATAATGCAACATCTAATCCATCATAATTAACTACTGTAGGATTCATATGGATAGTTACTTCTCCCATATAATGCCCCAGCAATTCCTTAAGGGAATTCAACTCATTTGTATTCTTATAATAGGTATCGTGATTGCCCGGGATAACATCCATATGAATCCCATACTCTCGAAGCTTAGAGAGGAAGGCCTTTCGATATCCATTCAGAGCCTTAAAGTTAATGAATTTACGATTATCGAACACATCACCCAGGTGAAGGATCCGCTTAATGCCATTTTCCATCAGGTATGGGAAAAACACCTCGGAATAAAATTTCTCGGCGTTGTTCCCAAATACATCAGAGGAATTACGTATACCACAGTGTGTATCGTTTAAAATTGCTACGTGCATTTATTCTAAAAATCCTGATAAGTCCGAGTCAACCACTACGCGGCGTCTGCGAGGGGGTTTTATCTTCTTCTTATATTCCTTGATATTCTGATCCTGGCACTTGATCTTATCAATGCGATCCTTAAGTTGATCCACAAAGGAATTGATACTAGGATTAGTTATATCCTCATCTGCAATAAAGTTTTCTATACCGGATTCTGTAAGATATCGTAATTTTACGTCATGTTGCTTCTTCTCTTTTTCAATCCTCCGAAGGAATGCATACCAACTAATCTGTGTGAAATATGCAAACGCATTCGGTTTACCTGTTCGAGTAGCCGCTTCGATATTATAATTCCGCACTGCTTTGAGACAATTCTCTACTGCATCCATCACCATCTCTTCGCGATAGGTGTATCGAATAAAGTTTGATTTGTGGGATAATCCTTCAGCGATACGAAGAAAGCAGGTCGCAATGTAATCAGGTACAATTGGGATTGTTTCTTTGTTCTTCTCTGCCTCGTTGACAGATTTTACATATTCTACTACAGCGTTCGAGAATTCTGCATTATTAACATAATGAATACTTTGTTTTTTCTTTGCCATTTTCGCTCCTTTCATACTATATTATATCATATCCACACATAGGTGTAAACAGTTTTATGTAAAATATTTTCTAAAAAAAGATCATTTTTTTTCATTTAGGGGGTTTACAAACCGATCGAACCTCGGTATAATATAAAAGACCCTTTTGGGTGGGATAGAATACTAGTGTAAGAACTCTGGTATATCATCAATGTAGAAGTCTGGATCATCTGCATCTCCCATGAGATATTCTGTTATCTTCTTATATTTCATTATCATTTGGTCACTAGGATGTGCCTCTGATATTATTGAATATGGATCTAGTCCTATCTCGCAGTCTTCGCATATTTGATTGGCCATGAATGGCATTAGATAATAACCAGTCTGTTCCATATCAAATTTAATAGTGAGAGGGTTCCTCAAAATGAGTTTACCTACATCATTACTATCATCCGGCCAGGCAACTACTTCAGAGATAACTTCCTCTCCGGTTAGTAGCTTATATTGTAATATTGCGTATTCACTCATTTAAATCTATCTTATATATCTTATAGTTAAATCCCTGCTTCTCATAGATCTTTAGACGTTCTGCTCCATGCTGAAAGGCAAAGTTCTTCTTAGCTTTATTGCCTGTGATGTCATCCACAATATCAAACAGATGAGTAGCTTGGTTATTATCAGACTTACGAAGCCCACGGCCAATTGACTGTAGTACCCGTATCTGAGATTTAGAAGGAGAGGCGAAGATGATATTGTGTAGGTTCCTGATGTTAATACCTGTGGAAAAGGTACCGAGCGAGGCGACAATCACCGAATTAGATTGTTGCTCTACGATTCCTCGAATGGCTTCTCGATCTTCTGTTTCAACCTCACCACTTACGAAATAAACCCTTTGTCCTTCTTTAGCATCATCCTTTATCATAGTATATA